TGTTCGCCCCAAAATCCTGGTGGCTCATTCCATGGCACTGTGATCAATAATCGATTGCAATGCTTTTTCAGCTTTTCCACAATGTCCAAGCCATTGTCCAAATGTTCGATCACTTCAAAAGCAATGATGGTGTCAAACTGTGCCAGCTGGATTTCATTGATGTCAGCACATGAAAACTTGATGTTTTCACCCCATTGCTGATCTTGAGCCACATCGATGATGATTGGGTCATAATCCAATCCCAAATATTCAATGTCATTGGGTAAAAATTGAGTGCCAAATCCAGTGCTGCAGCCAATTTCTAATATCTTTTTGCCACGCAGATTTCGATTGGCCCACATATATCGTGTGGCCTCTCGAGGATAAACTGGATCACCTTTTAGGAAAACTGCACGCTCATAATTGTTTGTGAGTTTCCAGCGATAGTAATCTGGATTGTGCTGCTTGGCAAAATTCAGCTCATTGATCAAGAGCATTTGCTCCCATGTTTTGTTTTGTATTGTCATTTTTTATCCTATTTGGTGGGGTACTCATTTATTTCTGTGAAATAACGTGCAACAACGATAGCAATGACGAAAAGAATTGTTCACGTCAGGTTTTCAATTTTCCCCCAAAAATTATACTGCCCAAGGCAATGGTTGTGTTGTGGGTGATACTGGTGGGTTTTCTATACTGTTAATTTGGCCTTGTACGTTGGCTTCATAATTGGAAATACCTTGAGCACCTAAAGATTCTTGAACCCATCCAATCACTGTTGCTTGAGTGAGTTGTGAGTATGGAGTAAAGCCTGGTGTTGCCTCTGTTACTGGGTATTGTGTGTTGCCTTGGATGCTGGCAGTTTGAGTGCCATCAGTACCTGTAAGTGTCCAGTTGACGTTAACAACATAACCAGCGTTTGTTCCGCTTGGCCATTGTTGCATTGATGTAATTGTCCATGTCCATTGATTGACTTGTGCCATTTTATGTTCCTAGTTTAGATTTAAGGGTTTCAACTTCTTTACTTAATTCCTGAACCGCATTCCAAAGAACTGCAACCAAATTTGTGGTTGCTAATTTTAAGTATTCTGGATCAGAATCATCAACTAATTTTTCATTTTCTTGATTAGCTAAAACATCTTGTGCTGACCAACCCAAATAAACTGGGCCTGTTGCTTCTTCACTATTTCTTGAAACTCTAAATTGATAAGCAATAGTATTAACTTTGTTTACAAAATCTAAGCCCAATGTTACTGGTCTAATATTAGTTTTTTCTCTAATATCAGATGTACTGATTGTTGATGTTTTACAATATAAAGTTGTAGTGCTATTATTTCCTAAAACAACATAATTTGATTGTGTTGTTATACTTACTAAAGAATCATTGCCAGAATAATATCCAACACCAACATTGTTTTGTCCTGTTGTAACTGCTCCCAAAGAAGCATACCCAACTGCTGTGCTACTTGAGCCTGTGGTGTTGCTTGAAAGAGCTGTATAACCTATGGCAACATTTGATGCTCCAGAAGTATTTGTTATTAATGCATTTCTTCCAACTGCGGTATTTTCAGCGCCAGTTGTTGCTGTTGCCGCATTAAATCCTATTGCCGTATTACTGTTAGATGTTGTATTTGATGCTAATGCACCATATCCAATTGCAACTGATGCTACTCCTGTTGTATTGGCATAAGCAGCTTGATAACCTATTGCTGTGTTGTAAGAGGCTGTGGTGTTAGCATAAAGAGAACCTCCTCCCAAAGAAACATTGTATGAGCCTGTAGTTGTGTTTCTTCCAGAAAAAGCACCTATATAAGTATTATCTACTGCAGTTGTAGCCAAATATCCAGCTCTTTGACCTACAAAAGTACATCCATAATTATCTGCACCAGAATTGTTTAAAGTATATCCAGCAGTCCAACCAATAGCAGTCAATCCACTATTTGCCGTTCCTGTATATCCAGCTTGATTTCCAATTAAAGTATTGGTTGAACCTGTTGTATTGGAATAAGCTGACTGATAACCTAATGCAGTATTTAATGCACCAGTTGAATTTGATACTAATGCGCTTGAACCTAAAGCAGTGTTACCAGCTCCAGAACCACCACCCAATCCAACAGTCAATCCATGAATGGACGCATCATTCGCCATCGTAACTGTTGTGCCATTGAATGTGAAATTGGCAGAGCCAGCAAATGCACCGCCATTGTTGTATTGAACTTGTGTATTAGAACCGCCTGGACTACTTCCAGCACCAGAATATCCAGAAAAACCGCTATAGCCAGAAATACCTGATCCAGAATAACCTGAATATCCGCTAATTCCTGAACCGCTATAGCCTGAATATCCAGAATACCCACTTGCCCCATTAGAACCATTTGTTCCTGAATATCCAGAATAACCTGATGTTCCAGTTGTTCCAGTTGCTCCAGTGGCTCCTGAGTATCCAGAATATCCTGATGTGCCTGTAGCTCCATTTGTTCCTGAATATCCACTGTATCCAGAAATTCCAGAATAACCGCTATATCCTGATGTACCAACTGCACCAGAAAGTGAAACAGTCCAATTGCTAAATGATGCACCACCATTTACATATGTCACGTTTACAGTCAATGAGGTGCCCGAATATGATGTAATCAATCCTTCCATGTATTGGCTTGGGACTGATGTGGCATATACCCTGACATATTGGCCAACTGCAAATGCGGTCACACTTGCATCTAAATTGGTTGTAAATGATTTGCTACCAACTCCAATTGAATTAGAACCTGTAGCAGTTAACCCAGAATAACCCAATCCAGAATAACCACTGATACCTGAAAAACCAGAATAGCCTGATGTGCCAGACTGGCCAACTGCGCCAGAATATCCACTAAAACCACTATATCCAGAAACACCGCTGCCTGAGTATCCAGAGTATCCGCTGATGCCACTAAACCCAGAATATCCAGAAACGCCTGATCCACTGTATCCTGAAAATCCAGAATAACCTGATGTACCAATTGCACCAGAATAACCGCTAAATCCACTGTAGCCAGACACTCCAGAGCCTGAATATCCACTGTATCCACTAATTCCACTGAATCCACTATACCCAGACACGCCAGAGCCTGAATAACCACTGTATCCGCTGATGCCACTGAATCCAGAATATCCAGATGTGCCTGATCCTGAATAACCACTGAATCCAGAATATCCAGAAACACCGCTGCCTGAATATCCAGAATATCCAGAAACGCCTGATCCACTAAATCCTGAATATCCACTGATGCCTGAATATCCACTAAACCCAGAAATTCCGCTGGAGCCTGGTGGGCCAACTATTTCACCAACATTGTTCCAAACAGTACCAGTCCAAATGTACAAGTCACCATTTGAATCAACAATGTATGCATCATTGGGATTGTTTCCAGTGGGTGGCAAATCTGCTGGTGTGGCCACTGATCCTTTGATATTGATTGATGTACCTTGCTGGCCAGAATACCCAGAAAAGCCACTGTATCCGCTTATTCCTGATCCAGAGTATCCACTGATGCCTGAAAATCCTGAATATCCAGATAAACCCTGCGACCCAGTGGCCCCAGAAATTCCACTGAATCCAGAAAATCCTGATGTGCCTTGAGGCCCAGTGGCACCAGAATATCCGCTTGTGCCACTAAATCCAGAATATCCAGATGTGCCTGATCCAGAATATCCGCTAAAGCCAGAATATCCAGATGTGCCTGAAATGCCAACGCCTGAATATCCACTAAATCCAGAAAATCCTGATGTGCCTTGTGCGCCAGTGGCTCCAGAGATTCCACTAAATCCTGAATATCCAGAAACACCGCTGCCTGAATATCCGCTAAATCCTGAATATCCTGATGTTCCAGAAATACCAACACCAGAATATCCGCTTATGCCTGAAAATCCAGAATAACCAGATAAACCCTGCGACCCAGTTTGGCCAGAATATCCAGAATATCCAGATGTTCCTGATCCTGAATATCCACTGTAGCCAGAAACACCGCTGCCTGAATAACCAGAATATCCTGATTGACCACTAAATCCTGACTGACCTGAATATCCACTATATCCAGAAATGCCACTATATCCAGAATATCCTAATCCAGAATATCCAGAATAGCCGCTATATCCAGAAACGCCTGAACCGCTATAGCCTGAATATCCACTGTACCCAGAATATCCACTAAATCCAGACACACCAAAACTGGATTTGTTTACATTGATGATTTGATTGGGTGGTGGAGTGACTTGAATGCTGACATTGTTGTCATTGATTACTGTGACTTTTGTACTCATGTTTACTCCACCACAATGCCATCAGACCGCACAATGAAGAATAAAAAGATAATAATATCTTCAGCTGGGGTCGATCCATTGGCTGGAAAACTGATTTTTATTCTGCCTGAGTAACCAATTCCATTGGGATCGGCAATGTCCAAGCCTGGATCGCTTGATGCCAAGCCCCATGCACTATCATCCATTACCAATGTAAACGATCCATTGGTATAGTTGATATTGGTAATTGTGAGTGAAATGGGTGTGGGAGTTGGTGTGTAATCGCCAATGGTAAATGTCAAACCATTTCTGGTGTCAATCACATTGGTCAAAACTCTGCGAATGATCTGGGCATCAATAGTGGCCCCAGTCAATGGCAAAACACCAGCATCATTGGTAATGAAAAGATTCCAAAATGCTTTTTGATTCCAGACCAGCTCGCCTGAAAGAATTTGATTATCAAAGCCCGATATTTGGGACAATGAATTTTTGTTAAAAACTGCTATGATGCTACCCTCGATTTCTGCTCAAATGCATATCCATCTTTTGGTGGATAAAATTTATCTTTTACAAATCTACCTCTGCATTTTCTTTCAATGGTAGTTGTGCTTGTATTATGGACTTTTGCTGCCTCTTTGGCAGCTGGAAATCTACCCAATGGAGTAATCCACCAACCTTTAAAACATGGTGCAGATTCCCCAAATTTACCATAATTTGGATTATCTTTACCCATCATTGTATTGTTTCTATAACCGCCCATTGATTTATTCCATCCAATATTTCTGAATGGTCTAATTTTTTGTTCTAAAAAATAGCAATAATCAATTTCAGCAATCAAAATTGTCTGAACAACAATTTTGTCCCAGATTTCTTTGAATCTATGTTTATGGGATTTTAGCTTTTTGGCCAAATTGGTTGTTGCGCCAATATAGCCTTGTGTGAGCATATCATCATGCTCTGGTAATTTTATCCAATATAGGACTGCCATAAAATTTCCCTTACTAGGTTTTGACGCTCCCGACCTACTGGCCTGAGTACGAATATTTTATGTTGTTTTATCTTATTTTACTGAATATTTAACAAATCGCAATCAATTTGTAGGTGCTACTGGCCATATTACATTAAAAGGAAACCCTGATTGATTTGGAACATCCCTCAATGATTGCCTATAAGTTTGCCATTGTTGATATACAGTTGCACCAAGCCTAGCTGGAGCCGATGCCGTATCCGTCCAATCAGACTGTGCCAACAAATCATCTCTTTGCATTCTTACCTTATAAGCACCTAAATTTTGATTTTGAACCCATTGTTTTGTTGAATAATCAAAAATTGAATAATCATCTGGTCTTTTAGGCATTTCAACAACTTGACTATTATCAACATAATATTCGAGTATGTTTATTGGAGGTATTTCAACTTCAAGCGTTGAACATCCTTCAGGAACAATTTGATGTTGAAACAAATCTTCCGAACATGAAATCATTGATTTGATTTGTCCTTGATTTGTATAAAAAATATAATTCATCGCATTGCACCTTGTAAAATCAAAGCAACATCGTAATATGCCCCAGAAACTGCACCACCATAAATGGTAATTGGTACACCAGCAGTTGCATAATAAACACCAATGGAAACCAATTGATTACCTGCTGTATTTAAATTTGCGTTATATATTCTATTAATCCACACAAAAGTTGATCCCACATAATAACCAATACCAGCATCGGTTGATGGAAATGGACCTACTGCACTTGGATCAGCAACAATACTCATCCAAATATTAACTGGACCAGCATAAGGCAATGTTATTGTTGCACTTACGTTATTAGTTAATGTGCCAGTTGTTGTTACTGGAATAGTAACTTGATTCAAATTAATATTTGCAGTATTAATTAAAGCGCCATTAACATACATGGATGAACCATTGAACGTCAAATTGGTGCTTGCGTTACCAAAAGAAAATAAACCTGTAGAGTAAAGCACTCCACCCGATCCAGTCATTGAGCTGCCACTAATTGCAGCATTATTGGATAAAAATGTTCCAGTTACAGTTAAATTTCCAGTATTTGTTGAAAGAGCCGATAAATTACCAACTTTGAATGAAGATAAATAAGGCACTCCCCAAATTATGTTTCCAGTAGTTGGGTTATATACACCATCTGATTGCCAAAGAGACTGTCCAGCGGTCAATGTTGGTACTGTATAACTCCATGTGCCACCGCCCCATGATCCGCTTGGTGGTACAGATGTGCTGCCAGATGTTGTGATTGTAAATGGTGTTGTATTTAATGCAGCAGATGATGTTACTGTATAGCACGTTGTTGCAACTGCACCAGTTGATCCAACATACCCAAATGGAACAATACTGGCTGCAGACCAATTGATTGTTGTTGTGACTGCAGTCACTGAATCAGTCAAAGTAACTGATGCTGCAAATAATGTATATCCTACACTTGGTGAATCAGAAATTGATGTAAACCATCCGCTTGGTGGTGATGAAATGGTGTTGTTTGACCATGTATACGTTGATGTGCCTGAAATAGTTGGTATTGATGCTGCCCATTGATATACAGTGGCTTTGGCCATTTGCACGCCATTTACTGTTAATCCATTTTGTCCAGCCACATATTTTGAAAATCCACTTGACCAACTGACTGATGTGGATGTTGCAGTTGAAACATCAGTAACTTGTTTGCTTACCACCCAAAGTGAAACGCCAGACGTTCCAGGATTTGTTGGTACTGTGGTTTGCCATCCATTTCCACCTGTATAACTAGAATTTGCTCCAGTGGCCCATGTGTATGTTGATGTGCCAGATGGATCGCCTGGTGTTGATGATGACCATTGATACAAATAGCTGGTTGCATATTTATTGGCTGGAATCCCAGAAATTCCAGAAAAACCACTATACCCTGACGCCCCACTGGCCCCTGACGCCCCACTGGCCCCAGACATCCCCACTGGTGCCCAAACAAATCCAGCACTAATTGGGCTTAATGTAGATAAGCTGGTACCACTGCCAACTGTGTATGCAAAATAATAAGTCCCAGCTGGCAGCACTACATCAACAAACGTATAGTATGTATTATTTGGAACTGGCAAACTGTTCGCCGTTTGCACGTTGGCCCAAACTTTCCAATCTGATCCAGATGGTGTGGCCACTGTTGTATAGTACAAAGTGCCGTTTGTTACTCGGCCAGTTACTGGCACAAACACTTGCACATTGAAATATGGAATATTTGCAGTCTCATAATGTGCAGTCACAGTTGGTGCAGCCAATGAACTGAAAAATGTTGGTGCAGCCAATCCACTGTGACTGGTTGGTGTGTATGCAGTAATGTCTGATGTAGCATAAACATTTGGATCATATTGCATCATTTGGAATGATGCTCCAAGTGATCCATCAGGCAGCGACACTTCTTTGACTTGCATCACTCTAAACTGTTGATTTGTCCAGCCATAGTAACTGTTTGTCACTGTCACCACATCACCAGCATTGACTTGAATGCCAGTGTAATTGGTGGAAAAACTGACAATCAAATCCAGTCTGTTTTGCTCAAGCACTCGATTTGCCAAGTATTGAGCCGTCACGCTGCTATTGATCAAATCATATGAAATGGTGAATTTGTTGACTGGCTCATTTGGCAGCAGCAATCCTGATGGAGTTTGCAAATTCACATAACCTGGTTGATCTCGATTGCCCGAATCAATGAATCTGGCCTCGATCTGGTTGACCATTTGAGTGATGTCCAGCTCACTGACTGTGATGTCTGAAATGATATTTGAATCATCAAATGAAAATGTGGGGGAAATGGCTTTGTTAACCACTACTGTCCAAAGTCCTGTGGCCACTTGATAAGACTGCCATGAATCGCAGCAATTCATCATCAAATCGATATTTGATAATGCAGTCTGGCCAGTATCCAAAACACCATTGAATCTGTATCTTGGGATCGATGCCGATCCTCCACCAGCTGGTGTGTAAGTAATCAATTCATCAGAATATGAATTCAATGCAGTGGCTGATGCAGAGCTGACAAATTCACTTGGAACTGCTGCACCATAAACTGTGTTGGTCATGTAGTCATACCAAACGTCACCAGGCTTGGCACATCCAGTGCCATTTAAATAATGGCTTACATGGAATGTGACTGGCTGCAGCGCAGTTGTTCCAAGTGAATTTGCGTTATAAACCAGCTGCACAATGGCAAATGCAGTGCCGTTCATTTGTCGACCACTGCTGACCCATTCCTGACCTGATGGAATGCCATTGGCCGTACTCATCACCGCTGATGGCTGGTTTGATGTGTTGATGGGTGTGATCGTTCCAGTTTGTGATGATGTGTACAAACTAATGTACAAATGACCGCTGATCGATGTATCCACATTGCCAGCTTGGTCTGTCAAACTGACCACTTTTGTCAAATCAGTGGTATCAAATGTGATGATCTGATCTTGATAATAAAAATTGCTGGTGTCAAATGAAAATTGGCCATTTGGGCTTATGCAGCTAATCACCATCACATAATACATTGACGTTTGATCGGTAGTCAGTACCGCATCACAAAATCGGCCACCAGTGTATGCATCACCATATACCAATGGAATGCCAGCCGTTGGATCAGGTGGCACTTGC